ATAAAGAATCAAAGGACTCTTTCTGCCTATTCCAAGCACAATACTCTCTACCAAATAATCTACCGATTCCCCGGTTTGCTGTGCTCTTTTTTGTGCAAACTCAAAGAGTGTGGCAAGCTGTTCCATAGGAAGTTGAAAGTTACTGGCCCGGACAGCACTCTGCATCAACGCAAGGTCAGTGACTGTATTACGTGTGGCTTTACGCAGATTGGCAAGAAAATCTTTGTCCGCAATTCTATCAAAGGCTTGTTTTATACCCTCGGCTTTAGCTGCCAGCAGTACCGCTTCCTTTCCAAAGTTGACGATCTGCTGAACTCCAAAAGCGATGCCTATGGCTGCACCAACTTTTTTAGCCCATGACAAAACAGACCCTTCGCTCTTCTTAAGAGTGCTATCAAGGTGCGCTGAATCCCCGCGGATACGAACAAGTAAATTATTTAACAGCCCCATCGTTTAACTGTTTTAAAAGGTTCTGATGTATCTCTTCCATATCTTCCGGTGATACCTGGCATTCTGCTTTTTTCTTTTCTATCTGTTTCAAATCATCACGTATCTTGTAAATGTCCATCACGCTTCCCGGCTTGTCTTCTCTCTTTATGTTCGGGTTGCCGATAATGAGATGGAATACTATCTCTCGCATCAGCCATGCTGTCGACCGCTCCCAGTTTGTCCAGTACCCTCGTGCTGCTGTGTTAAATTCAGGGAGTGTTGCCGACCTCCATCTATCTGTTGTCCATCCCAACTCTCCCAGGGCAAACTCCCGAAGCTCCACGAGGGTCACTCTTTTTTTGGCTCCTCGCCCTCCTTCGGCTTCTCTGCGCTCTTTTTCAACTTGCCAAGCAACTCAGTAACTCCTTTGAGATACAGATCACGGCTCTTGACGCTCATATACTCATGCCATACAACAGCATTCGAGTGCTTGTATTTTGGCTTTTTCTTAAGTACCATACAAGCAGAAAGATATGCCTGCCACAATATGCTCAGTGACACATCATAAGTGCCCACGTTCTTTTTATCAAAGAGATCAAAGAAATCCAGCCCCAGTTCATCGCTCGTAAGTTCAAGGGTCATGATCCGAAACAGGAATGGTACATTTTTTTCGTACATCAATCCAAATTTCTTGAAGGGCATCTGGACCATCAGTATATCATCTTTTGTCATGAAGCAACATGTTTAAAAGCGTAAATTGAAGACAAGGCCCAATTTGCTGCTCCTGAATTCCTCCATCTGAGTGAGGCCGAGGCATCATTCCCTGTCACTGTTAATGTCAGGATATTAAGCCCTGCCACAAGGGTAGCCACATTTGATATATCTGCACTTGTATTGTCCCAGATGGCTACTGATGGAACCTCCCCGGAATTCAGTGTCAGGAATACAGCTACCTTGATCACATCCCCCAAGCTCACACTGAAAGTATTTGAATTACAATAGGCTGCCCCTGCTGCATTTATAGCAGATGTTATCGCAATACCTGAGACAGTCAGTGTATCATAATCAGTACCCCCGGCATCCGGGTCTGTGACCAGTGCTGCTGATGTACCTTTAAGCTGATACAGTGGCCCCTTGAGTTTCAAAGAACCTGAAAGAGCAAATGGGTTTTCCTGTGGTGCAGATAGCTTAACACTTTTAACATCCACCTCTCCGACAAAAGGATAAGTGACCCCCCCGGTGATGACCATGAGCAATGAAGTCCTCGATGTTATATATGCAATCAGCTCTCCGCCTGAAAGACCGGTCGTTGAGAACAAAGCATCAAAGTCTATCGAAGCTCTTCTAAGTCCGTTCATGTGCTCCTCCCACCCCCCTGACTCTTTATTCGTGACATCCGGGAGGTCTTGCTCTGCCGAGACATCCAGACCTTTTTGCAAGGCAATAGCGACACCATCAGCATAGAGCAGAACGAGTGTTCCGTTGATCTTTGCCATGACGTTAGGTTATTAATGCCAGTGCTCCGTTGCCCTTTATTGAGCCGGAATAATCATTTCCTGCCTCCATTGGTGCGCCAAGTTTTATATTCTTGAACGTACCATTGCCTTGCCAGCCTTTTGTCGAGCCGGATGTAGGTTTAAAACCTATCACCGTATCAGCGGTCCGGGCAATGATGATAGCCATAACCTCGTCGGCTGTAAGTCCTGAACCGGACTCATCATACTTACCGCTGAAGTCAATGCCCCATCTTCGGATTCCGTTAATATGTTCATCCCATCCTGCCGAGTCTTTATTAGTTACATCCGGCAGATCCTGCTCCAGGTTTAGTGAAGCATCGGTGAGGCAGATCATCTTATCACTGCCTGAGTACACCGCATACAAAGTTCCATTAATCTTTGCCATAGTTTATTCAATTAAAAAATTATATATATCAACCAACCTTATTCTTGTTTTTCCTGTGTCACCGAGATCCTCAACAAAGTTTAAAGGACCAGGAGTAAATGTTATCAACGTCCTTCCCCCACAAGAGAACGTCGTCAATCGAGCAGGCTTTAAAAGTCCCCTGACAGTATTAAGCACTGCCTGCGCCCGCTCACGAATAGCTTTCATATTAGCAGCATCACAAACGATAATCTGGACAGTCCCGTAGTAAACAAAGTCATCCTTAGTGCCATCCTCATCCTGAAGTACGTCACCGATATAAACATAAAGTTCCGGTGGAGCTTTTGGTACTGTCTTATAAACAGGGACCTCCACGCCTCCATAGGTCACCTCTCCGTCAAGGACTGCAAATATCCCTGTTATAAGATCTGCTGATATATCAACGTGTGCGGTGCTCATCCTTTAATAACTTTATTGATCTCTTCTGTAACTCTCTCTCTGAGTAGTTTATCTTGTTTCACAGCAGCATAACCCAAATAAGAGTCTGCTGCTATTTTTGATGTTCCAAATTCAATATAAGGGGCATATTCAACATTTGTCCCTGCGACAGCCTCTACCTCTCCAATTTGCTCACGGAGCGAGCCGTCAAAAGCATTTCCGTCCTTATCTGAATAATTGAACGACTGCCCCTCTTTTGTCTCTGCATGTATCGAGGCCCGGAGCCGTCCGGTAATTATATGACCGTCAGATGTAAGTTTCTTTTTAGCATCTGTTTCAATAGCCAGGGCAGTACGGTTAACTCCACGCTTGACCGCTTTCTGTACCTCGACCCCGACTTTTTTCATGTCGGCAATAAGACCGGGAACACCCTCTACTATAACTGCCTTGCCGTAAATCATACTTTCGTTGCTGTAATAATTTCTACTACCCCCCTCTGTGAATTGTCCTTAACCCTCCGGGGGGGCATGATGGGGTATAAGGTTTTACCGTTATAAACAATCTTGATCTTGCTATCCCAGCTGTTGTCCCAGAGTTTTATACTATAAACTTCCCTGTCAACAAGCTGATCTACCGAGTAATATCTTGAACCTGAAATCTGATTGACCTCTGCCCTGCACTCGACACCCGTCCCCCAGGTCTCAACATCATTGCCTGAGACGGTTGTCTCAACAAGGGTATAAATGGTTATAATATCAAACAGATTGCCGGTTCTCATAATCCTGTATTCTGATCAATTGAATCAATAAGCTGAAGAGTATCATAAGGAATCCTCGACAGCGAGACCTCTGATCCGTCCTGCGGGTTGTTGAACATCGTATTCACTATACGACGGATACACTCGTTAGCTGTCTTATTTGCGGCTCCTGCTGTAAAAACAACCTCTACATAATAAGTCTCCGACCCCCCTCCGATCTGAATTGTACCGTAAGTTACTGCCGGACGCACCTTAACCTGGTTCATCCCTTTTTGTTCATAAGTTGTTGATACCCCGCAAACCGAAAGTGCAATAGCAGGAGCGGAAGCAACAGGACTCACCGGCAGTTCATACCAGCCGGACGAGTCCCTGTCTCCCTTTTCAAAGTAAGCCGTATATTCTTTTGATACACAAGACAGACCTGTCCGGTTTTCAAGCCACTCACGGGCTACAGTGATAAGATCACGAATCCGAGAATCCATGTCTGTACCCTTATAACCCATGAGAGTTTTCATCTCTTCAACAGTCACGGGCTCCTGAATCCCGGTAGAATTAACTTTTAAGTCCATCCTGATAGGTATTTACTTCGTTTCTCTTTCTCTGGCTTCTTTGTCCTCTTTGCCCTTGACCTCTTCTGCAAAGCCCTGCTCTTTAAGCCTGGTAGCATGATTGTCAGTGACAAGTTTCACGGTTCCTTTTTTGTCAACATGCTTGTTGCCGTGCTTGAAATCCTTGATAAATCTTACTTTTTTCATGGTTTGTATTTTTTTGTTTTTAAAAATAAGAGGGAGAGGGTTGCTCCCCCTCTCGATGACTGGCATTTTAAAGAGTGCCCTCTAATAACGAAGTCCGATTTTGAGAGCGAGTTTTGATGTTATTGAGCAAGTATTTGCATCACCACCCACAGCCTCAAATTTAAGGTAACGCCATAGTACGCCGGTCGTTACATCTTTAAGCGACTGTGAATGACTTGTAGCAGTAGTAAGCTGTGCAGCAGGAAGATAAGCGGTAGTTGGATGCATTAGACATGAATCCAGCTTTGTCCAGTATGTCCCGTTAACACTGCCATAAGTGTTATAAGTCACATGGTTGCCTGCAGCCCTGCCGACGGTGAGCACTGTATCATATTCAAAAAGAAACTGATAATAATACAGTGCGCTCTTATTGACTGCAAAGATCCAGTAGAGGGTTGTTGCCCCTCCGATGGAGTCTTTCAGCGACGTAGCATCCCAGTCCCCGGTATGGGTATAGTTGAATGCCACTTTATAGGTCTCGTTTGTTCCGAGCGTGTAAGTCGTCCCGGTTGTCTGTCCGAGGGAAATTGTCATCAGCGCAAATATCCCTGCAAGAATTAAGATTAACTTTTTCATCGTATTGTCCTCCTTTGTTTTTATGATGCTGTTATTTCTGCGAGTATATCTGCTATTGCATCGTAAACGAATGCATAGATGTTCGGAGCCGGGAATTTAACGGCTGCCCTCACTGAAGCAGTGATGGTCTTGAGATCATATTCCGGGTCTGTGCTGTCCTGATCCCATATCTTCAGTTCAAGTCCTCTCTTTATGTAGAGGGTGACACGCTTAAAGTCACCGACAAGAACATGAGTGTCTGCTATCAGGCTCGAAGGAACGATCCTCATTCCTGAAACATTCATCCCGCCCGATGTTACAAATGGAGGGATTATGTACTGACCGTTTGCATCCTTTGTCATTTCCATCTCTGCAAAAGTAGCAGGGCTGACAAATGTAGCATTTGGAACGAAGTTGTATTCTGCAATCTGGTTGGCAGCTGCACGGATAGCATCAAAGATGTTAGCTTTGAATATCTTACCGTCGAGCGAGTTGCTGGCATAAGCCGAAGCGGTGGTTATAATACCGTCCAGCTCAGGACTTGTCCCGTTGCCTTCATAAAGCTGATCCTCAAGGTCGCGCTCTACCATCGGCAATAGTTCATTCTTGATCTGTGTCAGCATCTCATCCCAGTCCTCAAGTGCTTCGTTGGTGACCTTGATAAAGGTTCCTATTTTTTCTACCTCTGCACTCTTCTGGATGTATGTCATGTCGCTCTGTCCGTACTGTCCTGCTTCAGCAACAGAGTCTGCTCCTGCTGTACGTGCAGAACGTTCTACCCATGTCACACGGTTCGAGTTGGTAGTTCCGCGGTTTACAACGTCGAGCATCAGTATCTGACGATCCGGGAGCTTCTCGACTCCTGGAGTACGCATCGGAACGATAACGGCATTTGCCAGGGCACTGTCACTAAGTTCCGTATATGTATCAATCGTCGATACCTTTAGTAAAAGCCTGGGATCGAAGTCCTTCATCTCAAAGACGAACGCGCCTCCGGGTTTCAGGTTCTTGCCTTCAAGAAGCTGGGCTTTCCCTTTCTCCTTGTAAGCTTTTTCAAACTCTCCGAATAGAGAGACAGGTTTGCCCAGGGGCTTGTCTTTCTCGAGCTGGATGGCATCAAGCTGATCGCTCAGTTTCTTGATCGAGAGTTCTCCAGCATTTGCTTTGTTCACAAGCTCTTCGATCTTATCCTTTGGAGCTTTCTCTTCAATGAGCTTCTTCATCGCTTCCGTAGCATCATTGAACTTTTTGACCTCCGCACTGATCTGGTCTGTCAGAGCTTTGATTTCAATGTCTGTCATGTTAATGATTTTTTAAAGTTGATAATATAGATTCCAGTATTTGTTTCGGCTCAACGGCCTTCAGAGTGGGATTAGCTCCCGGCTCCTGTACCTTGAGTGAATTTACAATGTTTTGAATTTTCCCTATCTCGGCTTCAAACTGCTCGCAGGTCTCGTCGGTATATTTACCGTTCTTAAGTCCCCGGTTCAAAGCATCGAGTCTTTTGTTAAGGTTGGCCATTATATCAGCTATCTCTCCTTTTGCCGATATAACCTCTGTCAATGAATTTGATCCCCAGGTTACAGATGAGTATTCCCATAGTTTCAGTTCAATGAGCTTTCGATATTGAAGATTGCCATTAGCATCCAGGACGTCTTCGCGCTTGACAATGTTATATCCGATAGAAAGCTCGGTGATGATCTTGTCAACATGAAGCTGGAACTTATCCTGAGAAAACGTATCCTTGCCGAACATAGTCTCAAAATACAACCCTTTATCATCTTCCTTGAGTACCTTCGGTATCCCGATAGGCTCCCACGAAGAATGCTGCCACAGATGTTTTATCCGTGGCCGTTCTGCTGATGGTCCTCGCTCCTGAATGGTCTTAAGAAAAGCACCGGGAAGCACCATGTCATTGTCACTGTCGATAGTATTAAAGACAGAACAATAACCCGTCACGATGCCTTGCTTCTCATCGACATCCTTGAGTTCAAAATTACTCTTTATCTCGAAGTTTTTCATATCCTATGTATTTAAACATCAACATTATATATAATCGTACATCTGCAGTTCACGATCTCTTCAGCAGATCCGTTAGGATCGCACGGAAACAAAAGGCCCGGAGCATACTTATATTTCATGTCAACTTCTCCGAGGGCCTCATAAGCCAGGTGTGTAGGGCGTATTCCGGGAAGATGTGACGTGAACCATAATTTCTTAATCTCGTAATCTTCAGCTACCGCAGCGTCATAACTTCCTTTATTGCTTGAACTCATAACCTCTGTACGTGCGATCCTTTCTGCCTGGTACTTGTTTATCTCTGTCAACCCGTTGACAAGCTCCCGTCGCATATTTCGCTGAATCTCAGGTATCCCCAGTCCCCGCTGAATACCATCCTCAAGAATTTT